CTGCGGCACCAATTTTAGGGCCTCTTCCGTGACCCGAGAAATGGTTGGAAGCATTAGCGGCACCAGAGCAAGAAGTTTTATACGGGGGTGCAGCCGGTGGCGGTAAGTCCTACGGACTGTTAGCCGACCCCATGCGTTATTTCGGTAATAAGAATTTCAATGGTCTCATACTTCGCCGTACTAATGATGAACTACGAGAACTGATTTGGAAGTCTCAAGAGATATACCCTAGGGCTTTCCCCGGGGCTAAGTGGGCAGAGAAGAAGTCACAGTGGACATTTCCTAGTGGCGCTAGGTTGTGGCTCACCTATCTTGAGAGGGAAGAGGACGTTTTACGTTACCAGGGCCAAGCATTCTCGTATATCGGGTTTGATGAATTGACTCAGCATGCCACACCATTTGCGTGGAACTACATGCGATCTCGTTTACGTACGACAGACCCGGATCTTCCGGTGTACATGAGGGCTACAAGTAACCCAGGGGGACCGGGGCATGCTTGGGTTAAGCGAATGTTTATTGACCCGGCCCCTTCGAACAAGTCGTTCGTAGCGACAGATATTGAGACGGGTAGTCCTCTGACCTACCCCGAAGGACATGCGAAAGCTGGCCAACCGCTCTTTTATCGTAGGTTTATTCCCGCTACCCTGAAAGATAACCCGTACCTGTATTCTGAAGGTGCGTATGAGGCTAACCTGTTGTCGCTGCCTGAGATGCAGAGACGCCAGTTGTTAGAAGGGGATTGGGCGATAGCGGAAGGGGCAGCTTTCCCAGAGTTCCGTGTAAGCCAACATGTTATAGAGCCATATGAGATACCCGCAGACTGGAGACGATTTAGATCTTGCGACTTTGGGTACTCTAGTTACAGTGCAGTGCATTGGTTAGCCATTGACCCGAATTACGAAACTCTGGTAGTATACAGAGAATTGTACGTTTCTAAGCACACTGCAAGGGAACTAGCTAGAGAGATACTTCGTCTAGAACGTGGTGATAGTATTTTGTATGGTGTGCTGGACAGTTCTTGTTGGCATACTCGTGGCCAGACAGGCCCAAGCATTGCCGAAGAGATGATTTCTGAAGGTTGCAAATGGAGACCCTCAGACAGAACTGCTGGAGCTCGTGTGGCTGGTAGAAATAGACTACATGAACTGCTTAAAGTAGATGAAGAAACCGGTAAGCCCGGTATAATGTTTTTCAATCACTGCCGACAGATCATTTCAGATCTGCAAGTAATCCCGAACGACCCGAAGGGTTCTGATGATATCGATTCTAGGTATGCTTCAGACCACTCGTACGACTCGATACGATACGCTATTATGTCTAGGCCTCGTGGGCGGTCTCCTTGGGATTTCGGCGGTACACCGGCGCCTACTTGGGTTCCGGCAGATCCAGTTATGGGGTATTAATTCATGGCCATTATGGACCGTCCAGATACGATCAGTTTCGATGATCAAAAAACAAATGATGCTACCGTGTCTCTCCAGGAGACTGGTGATGTAGCAGAAGAAAATATCAACATGTCTGGCCTCGTCGGCTGGATTAAAGGCAGGTTTAATCGTAGTAAAGATGAGCGTCTAAATGACGAAAACCGCTGGTTAAAGGCTTATCGTAACTATCGTGGCCTATACGGACCAGACGTGCGGTTCACTGAGTCTGAGAAGTCCCGTGCGTTCATCAAGATCACCAAGACGAAAGTCATGGCCTCCTACGCCCAGATTGTGGACGTGATGTTCGCAGGGAATAAATTCCCGATTGGCGTCGAAGCCCGTAAGTACCCTAACAACGTAGCCGGCTCTGTTCACTTTGATCCTAAAGAGATCACGGAAGAGACGTTAAATGAGCAGATGGGGGGTGCCGCAGCTAATCCTACGGTCGCTCGTCCAGACATCCTCGAAACGCTTGGCATCCATCGCCAATCACTCGAGAGAATTTCAGAAGACCTCAGGGACGGCCCTGGGCTCACCCCCACTGCTTACACCTATGAGCCAGCTAAAGATGCTTCTCGCCGTCTAGAAAAGTTGATCCACGATCAGTTAGAGGAATCTGACGCTAGCAAGCATCTACGCTCAGTTGCATTCGATTGTTCTTTATTCGGTACGGGCATCCTTAAAGGCCCGTTTGCGATGGATAAAGAGTATCCTCGCTGGACTGAAGAGGGGGAGTATGATCCCTTGTTTGAGACGATACCCCGAGTAGAGGCGGTCAGTATCTGGAATGCGTATCCAGACCCAGATGCTCGTAGCATGTCCGACTGTGAGTACTTCATCGAACGTCATCGTATGAACCGTAGCCAGTTACGTGCGTTGAAACGACGTCCATTTTTCCGCTCAGAAAGTATTGAGATGGCTATCGACGGTGGCCCCAATTACATTGCAGAGTACTGGGAAGATATTCTAGAAGACAACAAAGCCACTGACACCATTGAGCGTTGGGAAGTTCTGGAGTACTGGGGTATTATTGATGCAGAGCTGGCTGAGCAAGCTGAATTAGAAATCCCGAGTGAACTAGAAGACAAAGATGAGATCCAGATTAATGCTTGGATCTGCAACGGGCAGATTCTCCGTCTGGTGATGAATCCCTTTACCCCAACCCGTATTCCATACCAAGCTGTTCCTTACGAGCTAAACCCCTACAGTTTCTTTGGTATTGGTGTAGCCGAGAACATGGAAGACACGCAGTTGTTGATGAACGGCTTCATGCGCATGGCAGTAGATAATGCCGCACTGTCTTCAAATATCGTATTTGAAATTGACGAGACTAACTTAGTACCAGGCCAAGACATGGCCATTTATCCTGGCAAGGTATTCCGTAGGCAGTCTGGTGCACCTGGCCAAGCTATCTTCGGAACTAAGTTCCCGAATGTAACTCAAGAATGCTTGCTGATGTTCGATAAGGCTCGACAATTGTCAGCCGAGTCCACCGGCATGCCCTCATTCGCTCACGGCTCTACGGGCGTGATGGGCGTAGGACGTACCGCTTCAGGTATGAGTATGTTGATGGGTGCTGCGGCACAGAACATTAAGGCCGTCGTGAGGAACATCGATGACTATCTACTTGCACCTCTTGGAAAATCTCTGTTCGCATTTAATATGCAATTTAACTTTGATAAAGAATTCGTCGGAGATTTGGAGGTCGTGGCACGAGGAACAGACAGCCTCATGCGTAACGAAATCAGAAGTCAAAGATTACTACAGTTCATGCAACTTACCGCCAATCCAGTCATGGCACCATTCGTGAAGTTTGATTACATCCTTCGTGAACTAGCCGCTTCCATGGAGCTGGATGAAGAGAAAGTGTTAAACGATCCTAGGGAAGCTGCTATTCAGGCACAACTCATGGCTAACTTGCAGCAAATCATGGGTCCGTTACCAGGTCCTGAGTTGGGAGAACCAGGACACCAGCCGCCGGGGTAAGACGCTACGGGGGGCGGGTTGATCGCTCCACAAAACCCTGCTGAGCCCGGTGCTCCAGGATTCTCTGGTGAAGGTGGCGGTGCCAATGGCGGCAATCCTCCACCAACCCAACAACCGCCAATGCCTCCGATGCAGTAATTAGATGAACAAAGAACATTATCGAGAACTACTCCCTCTGGTCAACGACCGGGATAGCATGTTAAAACTAGAGTACTACGCTAAGCAGCGCATAGAAAACTTACGTAGTTATTTGGAGACACAAAAAGAGCCCCAGAAAATATATGAACTCCAAGGGGCTATTGCGGAACTTCGTCGCATCTCAACTTTGAGAGACGAAGTCTTATCGAACTCAAAATAATGAATTCACAATCACTAGATCCACGGCAATTGCGGGTAGACCCCGCTACAATGCTTTTAATTGAGAAGGTTGTACACGATGAGGCGGCAAACCAAGGCCCAGAAGGCCGGGATGCTGTCCGTGCCGTGGTATATAACCGGGTAGCTGCCGATAAAAAGTATTTCGGTGGATCTAATGTGGTAAACGTCTTAAACCACCCGAAGCAGTTTCAGGGCGTTATGGAGAAGGGTAAGGGTGATGTTAGGAATCTTGCTATTCCAAGTGACCTACAGAAGATGTACATGCAAGAGCATTTGGATTTTTTGAATAGGGGCGTAGATCCAACTAATGGCGCAACCTTCTTCCAAAATCCGGGGGCAGCTAAAAACCGGTATAAAGCTGAGGGCGGTCTTAAAATAGGTGATCATGTATTCTACGACAACTACCAAGGAAACAAGGTAGCCGTACCCCAATATTCAGTAGCTTTGCAGGGTTTTAAGCGCAACGATCAGGGGGTACCTCAGGTGCCTACCCCGTTATTTAATGCGGCGGATGTTCAGACAATTGATCTTTTGGCTAAAGCTCCTGCTAGCGCACCCCAAGCTACCCCAGCTGCTCCAGCTGCCCCGCAAGCCCCTGCCC